GTCCTAAATCCATTGGTTCTACATCTTTCAACATGTTTACTAAGTGGTATGAATCAATGTGTGAACTAGCTTGGTAGTTAGTATCACGCAAGAATATACCATTGTTTAAAACTGGAGTTGCCATTTTTTTTTGTTTTTTTAGGTTATTACTTGTTTTATTTGTTTGTTTGTTTATCTCTTAAAGAAGCTGCCAGTAGGTCTTTGTATTCCACCTGTCTTCTTGCTTCTAGTATTTGCTTCATCATCAGTTCCAGTACCAGAAGTAATCTTGTTACTCTGTTCTGTCTTTAACTGTCTTACTGTTTTTTCAACAGCTTCTTTCTTACCTATCTCTCTAACTTTGTTTCTGTATCCATCAGGATCAGATAACAACCATAGAGCTTCAGCTACTAGACCATGATTAGGTTCAGCATATTGATGCTTCTCTAATAAGTGACCTAGTAAGTTAGTAGGTCTTCCAGACATTGATGGATAGTTAGCTTGGGTTAAACCGGCAAACAATGTGTTCTGGGTTTTTTTATCTAGCTTTAATCCATTTAACTCACCTGGCTCAAGAGTTTTGTATATGTTTTCTGTATACTTTTGAGCTTGAGCTTGTTGTTGCTTACGCATGTGTTCTTGTTGTTGCAATTGTCTTGCCACAATCTGTTCTTGCATAGCATCCAACTTTGGTTTGAACTTTTTAGCTTTAGACTCTAGTTCATCTCTATCTTTCCAGGCATCTATTTCTTCTTCAATCTCATCAGCTGTACCAAAGTTAGTAGCATGTAAGTAGCTTCTAACAATTTGTTCTTGGCTAGATTCATCTGAAGTATCTAGTTCTCTTATCTCTTCTACTGCAGCTAATGATCTGAAAAGACTCTTTAAGTCATTACCACCATTTGCTACATAAGAAGCAGCTACTTGAAGTTCTTCTGGTAAAGCTTCAAAGAAGTTAGAAGATACTTGCTCTTCAAACTTTTTTGCTTTTTCTTTCTCATTGCTTTCAAATAACTCTTCAAAGTCTTTTAGGCTGTATTTAGAAATATCTTCTTCACCTTCAAAAGGAGTAAGCATTCCTTTTTCAATAAGCTTTTGAGTTAACTCTACAAGCCCATTATGTCTGCCACCTTTTTTAGGAGATTCTTCAGTCTCTGTTTCAGAGTCTGTGTTGATGATTTCATCAAGGGCGGCTGCCCCTTTTTCTGCTGAAGCTTTTGTTGGAGTAGCTTGAGCTCCTTCAGCTTTTTCATCTGGGTTGGAGTTATCATCATCTTCATCTTTATCAAGGAACGATAGGTCCACCTCTTTTCTACTGAAGATATTAGGCTTCTCTTCTACTTTTGTTTCTGGTACCATGATGTTTTCTGCACCAGGTGTACCTAACAATTCATCCAGGTTTATATCAGCCTGCTGAACTGTTGTTGTTTCTTTGTTATCTGTCATATGTTGTTGGTTTAGTGACTATTAATAATATAGCAAAAATACTGATTTAAACTTTAAAAATGTGAAACATTGCAAGGCTCCTATAAAAATATTTGACACTATATAGCTATGAGCTATTTCTTCTTTTTAGTGTCTTTGCCTTTTACATCATATTTATTCTTATTTTCCCTAGCAATATCCATATCCATTTGCTTCATTCTCATCTGAGCTTGTAGTTTTTCTCTCTCTATTTGAGCTTTTTCTCTGTCATTGCTTATACGGTTAGTCTCTTTAGTGTTTTGCAAGTTCATAGTCTCTTGAAACTCTTGAGACTTTTGTATTTGACCTAAAGCATCCATGTAGTCTGACTGCATGTTCTGGTTGATATCTTGCATAGAACCGTATCCTGCTGATCTAATCTCAGCAATAAGAATATCTTTTCTTCTATCTTTCTCAGCCTCTTGCATATCGTGATCAAGTTGCATCTGCTTCTCTTGAAGTCTAGTCTGCATTTCTTGTTCTTGCATTTGTTGCTGATGTTGTTGTTCTTGTTGTTTAAGCTCATTAGTTTTTCTCTCAATAGTTTTAAGAGTATTAGTAAGCTCACCAACAGATTCTGTTTGCATGATATTACCTAGATCATAGATAGAGGCACCGGCTGTATTGTTAGACATAGCCAGCTGTTTCATTTGCTCTAAGATAAACCTTTGATTAGCTTTAGTTGTACAAAAGATATTTAGATCTCTTAGTAATAGATCTGTACCATTCATCTCAAAGTTAACCTTTTCATCAGCAGATGTCATGTATTGTAACCTTAGAGAAGGTTTTTTAGAATGATAATACTGTGCTAGATCTGTTCTCATTTGGTGAACTCTAGGCATCAGGTTATCTGAATGATTTATAAAGTATGTCTCAGTCTGGGCATAAGAACCGGTTACTGCCTGCTCTATACCTTTAGCAGTTTCAGTTTGGCCTATCTGTTGACCAAGTCTTTGTGGGGTTATACCTATAACTTCAAAGCATTGTTGCTTGAAGTAGTTAGCCATTTGAATCCTAGAAAGCATCCTTTGTGTTTGCTCTAGGTTCATAACTTGGAAGTGCTGGAAGTTTAATGCATTCTCTGTATTGGTAATAGAAGTATCCAATGGTAACATCTGGAAGTTCTTCATTGCTACATAAGCTTTGGCAAAGTTGTTCTTACCCCAGTCTTCTCCAAGTGAATGTTTAGGGAGGGCATTTTGATCCAACATTATGACTGTCCCTAACTCATCCACCAAGATGTCAGCAATCTGATTGTTGACAATATTATAGCCTATTTGGAAAGGCTTCATCAAGTCTACCATAGAAGTAGATCTTGTATTTCTATCATTAAACACAGCACCTTCTACAGGAAGTTTACATCCATAAAGAGTACTGTCACCTTTGAACTGGAACTTAAGAGGTCCAATCTGGTTTTGGTCAATACCTAAATACATAGGGTTGATACCACCTGGGTTATTCATACCCCAGAAGCTAGGATGGTTAGGTCCTATCTTAACACCACCCCAGGTCTGGTTAATCCAGATCCAGTCTACATGTTCTCCAAAAACTAAGTTGTCTTTGGTTTTGTTTTTTACTAGTGTAGTATCATAGATAGGCTTATCTGTTATTTTGTAGTCTTCACTTATGATATCAGTAAGAACTTCACCATTCTCCATGATCTTGGTTAAGTGTCCTACTTTTCTTTGAGACTTCCAATAAGCTGTTGTTACACGGAGTAAGAAGGCTGCACCCATAGGAGCATAGTCTTCATTTTCTGCCATGATCCAGTTTATGATATCTCCACCATTGTAGATAAAGTTATCATACATAGACACAAACTGTCTGTATGCTAAACCTGGCATATTAGTGTTCCACTCATGAGACTTAGTAGCATCATAGTAAGAACCATCATTTTGGTAACCTTGGAGTGGGTAGCCAGCTGACCTTACGGGGTAGATAGCTTCAATAGACTCTAACTGTTCCTGAGTCATAATATAACCATAACGGTCAATCACATCAGCAATAGTCATCATTTCTATTTTACCCACCCAGTTACCTTGGGATATATATCTTGCTTCAGGTGACTTGTGGTAGAAAGTTAGAACAGGGTTCCACAACTCTACATCATAGTCATCATCATTCATCTTGAAGTGCCAGAACTCACGGTCAGTGATAAGCATATCTCTAAAACCTCTTTCTTCTAGCTCATCCATTTTAAATCTTTCTTCATCAATCTTAAACTGATGTGCAGCCCATTGTTCAGCCATGCTTCTGTAGTCTTTATCAAAAAAGTTTTGTATTTCTGGTAAAGTCTTAAGATTTTCTGGAGAAAGTTGTTGTTGCATTTGTTGTTGAACCTCAGGATCATCTTCATCCATACCTTGTTCTAGCATCTTAGCTAACAGTTTTTGCTGAGCTTGTTGTAATAATACTTGTTCTACTTGAGCTCTTTTTTGTTCTAGCATCTCATTGTAAGAGTACTCATCTTTACCTTGGAAGGTAATCTTAGTATTTCTCTTAGCAAACTCTGAGGTTAGAACATTTATAACATTAGGAATAATAGGGTAAAACTTTAGTTCTAAGGCACTTACATCTTCTTTCATCAATGTATCAACAAGATCTCTCATCTCATTGTCATCTTCCATGATGTAATCTGTCTTGTCAATAACACCTTTGGCAAGCTTATAGTTTTTCATGAGCCTTCTAGCATTTCTGCGGATTTGCTTCAAGCCATTCCACTCTAGCCAATCTAAGTTCCAGGCTGTCCATTCAGCATCCTTTTCTTTCTTGGGTAAAAACTGTAAGGGTTGGGTAATACTACCCATCCTGTTGTACTCAGCTTTTTTTCCAGACTTCATCTGGAGTGCATTCAATACTTGCATGTTATCTTATATTTTTAAATGGGTTTCTTGGTGGTCTATTACCAGATCTACCCCCACCCATTCCAATATGTCGGAAAGGGCTGTTAGTAAATGTATATAAATTTTTTGACTTTTCCAAGCTTTTTTTATCAGTTCTGTCTATTCTTTTCTTCAGACCCCGGTTAGCTTCCTGCACTTTTGCAAAAGCTATAAGAGCACCTAAAGCAATAAGTCTATCCACATTGAGTCCTTCTCTGTAATGTGTCATCTCTACCATTGCCATAATATCTGGTATTCTTTCTATACCATAAGTAGTTTTAACAATAGTTCCATCATCTTTAGTTTCTACATCTACTTCTTCTTTACAATAGTCTATGAGATATGGTAGGATATGTGTTTTAAACATAGTACCTGTATTTCTCCAACCATATTCTTCAGCACCATGTTGAGAGTACTCAATATCTTTTCTAAAGGTGATCTGGCTCTTAGGTACTAGATACTTTTGTTTTCTTTTACCCATCATATAGGTAAGAAAGCCAGGGACATTGTTTTCTACAATAGTCCATGCATTATACCACTCTATAATATTTTCTAATCTTTCATGGGTTTTTTTAACATCATCAAACCTGCCACACCAGCTAGCTACAATCTTATCTTGTTCAATGTAGTTCTTTATATCTTCACCATCAATCCTAGTTACTTCTATAGGAATCTTGTATACATAGATAGAACACAAAGAATCAGATGTAGTAGTCTTACCTTGTGACACAGGGTCAATAGATGCATAATAAGTTCCCCAGTCAGCTTTGGGATCAGGCCGCTCATAGACAACTATTACACCTGTCTTGTCTTCTGTGTTTTTACTGATAGGAAACTCCTTAATAGGAATCTTCTTACTCTTGTCTACTAACCACTTGCCATCAGCAGACTTACTTAGTTCTACAAACTCAGTGCTGTATTCTTTTTCTTCTATTCTTCTCTTCTGAGCATTTACTAAATGCATAGGAAAAACAGAGACTGTTCTAGAAGCAAAAGCCTCTTCTATATTTCTAGGATGCTGTGATACTTCTAACTGGAAATCCTCAGGGCTAAGATCTTTCTTTTTCTTAGCAAAGTACTCATCAAGCATCTCTAAAGCTTCTTCTACTTTAGAGTTACCATATTCATCTACACAAGGTGGCATTGACCACTGTTCTGGAATAAATAATCCAGATCTTCCAAAGGTGCCTTTATCATCTAGTAAGTTAGACTCTACATAAAAGATATCATTAGCTTCAGGGTGTATGATCATCTTTCTTAAAGGATCACACTGATCTAGATCACCCACAGATCCTGCAGCAATAAATGTACCTGTAGTTATCATACCAGACTTTAAGGCTGGTTTCATGTAACCAAAAGTTTCCATCATATGTGGAGCAATACCAGCCTCTTCATGGAAGAAGTAAGTACAAGGTCCACCGACACCGGCTGTTGGATCTTTCTCAAAAGATGTACCTTTTAGTACTCCTTTTAAACCTTTAAGTGTTTTTCTATTTTGTCCAGGTACACTAGTCTCAATCTGTTGTTGCCAGTCTAAGATCTTGCCCGGGTTCATAGGTCTATACCAAGCAGTGTTATCATCTAAGAAGTTTCTGTACTCATTCAAGAATCTCCATGTATCATTTACATAGGTCTTAAGACTAGCTCCTATTTTTAGGATAGGAGTTTCTTCAAACCATATAGCATTGATAAGCTTAGCTGCATGAAAGTATGATGAGGCTATCTGACGTTTCTTTAGGATAGCAGCATGCTTATAGAATAGTTCTGCTAGAACTTCATAAAGGGCCATGTGATATTGTGCATCTCTCACATCTGGGAAGGAGAATTTTCTAGTCTCCTTGTTATTGATTGGTAGAAAGTTTAACCACATGTAGTACTCTCTGGTAAGGTACCATGTGTTATCTCCATTTTTAAATATTACACCTTTTCTGCATTTGGCTTTTTGGTCATCCCAATAAGTTATAAAGTCTTTGCTTCTTACAGGAGCAGGACAATAAAACTTTTGGTCATTGTACTTTCTAGCCTCTGCATTAAAGATAAGAGAAGTTTCATCAAAGTTATACTTGCCTGGTTCTTTAAACAGTGGTAGTACAAAATCTCTAAACTCAGTCCTAGTATTAAAACTAGTTGTAGTCCATTCACCATTATCCCAAGTAGGTATATCTGTGTAGAAAAACTTATCCATTTACAAGCTTTTTTATTTTCTTAGAATCACCATCTGTTTTAACAATGATATCTACAAGAGTACTATGTTTTTTAGAAACTAGTACATCCTTTAACTCACCATTAAAGTATGATGAAGATTCTTCTCTTCTAAAAGCAACCCAGTGCTTTTGATAAGGGTTGTAGTGAAACAACCAGTTGTGTAGTTCTTCCATGTTATTGATCATATGCTAAAGAACCGCCTCCGCGAGTTCTTGTTTGTTGTTCATCTTGTAGGTCTTTATAAGCACCTTTGAAAGATTGTCTTATACCTTCAAAGTTCT